CAATATTCATCGTATTCTGCATTGTTCTGTGCAAGATAAAGTCTAGGACGATTTTTCCATTCCCAATCAGCTGCATTATTTTTATATCTTAAATCGACATTTAAGCCAATCATTGGTATTTCGTAACTTAATTGATTTAATGCATGTATAGTAGGTGCAGCATAGTTCTCGAAGCATTGTAACGGAGTATATAAACGAGATCCATCATTTACTTTTACGTATTCACGCAATTGAGCACGTGCTGACGTTACACCGCAATAGAAGAAAGCGTAATCTATTTTATTTTTTTCCATACCACTTTTTAATTCATTTATACGTTCTTCTATTGATTGCTTTCTGTTCTTAGGCCATAATGATTTAATATTTTGAGGAAAATCTAAATCTGCATATATTTTATGCACATCATTAGCACCTATTAAATATATTGTATCATTTGGATTTAATTCAGCAAATCTTGTTATTAGCGTTGGTGCTTCAATGTCCCCACCAAATCCATTCCACGATTTTTTATTAAACTTAATTGATTTACCTATTTTAAAAAACGCAATATTAGCCATTTATTCTCCTAAGAATTTCGTTATTTATTTTATTCAACAATTTAAATGAGCACGTTTTGCATTCTACAGTCGGTGGAACATTATTATGTATCATATGTTGTAATTTACCACGTGATATTTCATAATCGTAATGTATTTTTAATTTACTTATACGCCTATAAGGTTTTAAACAACATAACATTATGTCTCCATTTTCATCGATAAATGTTCTTTTATCATTCCATAGACAATCTTTATAATTGAAATCATCACGTCCTATATATTGAAATTGAGGATTTTTAAATATTTCCCAATTTACTTTATCATAATCTATAGGTTCTATTTTACTGTCATTATTCCAATCTTGATAATGTTGAACACGCACTGGGATATGATTTAATCCTGCATTATCTAATTTTTTAGGTAAAGAATTAAAAAAATCTATATTATCAACAAAAAATACGCAGTTAACAACAGTATCTGTGTATTTCCGCATTAGTTTTATATTTCTAACTTTTATATTAAATATTGTTTCACTATCATTATTCATTGAAACATATACTTGATCTATTAATTTTAATGCTCTTATTGATTCTGTTTTCGTATAATCGACTGTTCCATTAGTAATAACTAAAATATGGACATCTTTATAATAATCTTTTATTTTTTGAATTTTTTCATCGAAATCTTTAGTTAAAAATGGTTCGCCCATTCCTTGTAATTTAATAAATTTTACATTTTTAAAATTGTCAAAAACATACTGTAGATTTTTATCGCTCAGATCTGTTACGTTATGTTTCCTATTACAACCTTTACATTTAAGGTTACATTTTCCCGTCAAGCTTAATTGTAAGTATTCTGAATCACTCATTTTTTAACCTCTGAAATAGCATTTATATAATTAACTTCTGAACCAATATCAAACCATAGTCCATCATGTTTATGGGCTATTATTTTTTTATGTGAATTAATAACGTCCACAATTTCTTTTTCGCCTCTTTCAGATGTTTTTAAATTGTTTATGTGCTTAAACATATTTTTATTCGCAATCAACGGCCCTGCATATGCGATAACTCCACCTGTATCTTGCTTAAAATCATTTATTTTTTCAATAGAAGGTTTCTCATGAAATTTATCTATAACGCCTTTTTCCAATACAGCATAATTTATACCTTCTTCTATTGGAATATTTTTACATGCCACTAAAATTTTATCAGTATGTTTTTCTTGTGTATACACTTCGTGTAATTGTTTCAGATTTATATTTACGATATAATTATCTCCACATAAAATAATAACATCATCTTTATCTTGAATCCATTTTTTGGTTTGACATATTGCAACTGGAAACCCATATTCATCTGTTTGTTCTTGAAAAAAGTAAATTATATTACAACCAAATCGAGAGCCATTACCTAACAATGAAATTATTTCTGTATACGTATCAATATTTACAATTATACCTATTTCTGTATAACCATTTTGTGCTGCTTGTATTACTGAATTTTGAATAATAGGTATTCCATTTATTGGTAATATTGCTTTATTTAATCCACCGAATCTTTTTGATTTTCCTGCTGCTGCAATAATAACTTTAACGTTGCTCATAATTAACTCCTACTTCTTTTAAATATTGAAGTCCTGTATTTAAAAAAGCATTTGCATAAGAACGTGCTCTTTTTTCTAAAAATGGGAATGCACCTATAAGATGAATTCCCAAATAAAATTTTAAATATTTTTCTTCAACTTCTGATTTTATAATATCTTTTAATACATCATATACAAAATCTAATTTTTTATCATCGTAACACCCAGGACATAAAAATCTTTCATATCTAATAAACGCAGATTGTGCTAATTTGCCATAATCATAATATGATGATTCCTCAGTGCCTCTTGGATCTATAAATACAAATTCATTATTATTGTCAATTAAAATATTACTTAATGTTAAATCTCCATGAACAATACCCCATGTTTCAGATCTGAAATCTTCTTTTGTTTCAAACTTGTAACCTGTACGTGATTCAAGTTTTTTTAAATAAGGAACAAAATCACAAAAGCCATTGTTATTTGCATGTAAATCGTTAATGACAGAATTTAATCTACATAAAGTTTTCTCTATATCTTTATTAGACTGTTTCATTAAATAATCAAGCAATGTATTTTCAATATAATTCATACCATAACAATTTTTATTAATGTCTTTTACTTTAATAAAATATTCATTATCAGTATTTAACAAAAAGGACTTCTGTTGTTGGAATTTATCATAATTATCACCGCATATTTTTAAAACCATATCATCGGCTTTAATCACTACATCTGATGAATTTCCATTAAATATTTTTGACAATTAAAATCCTACACTTTAAAAAAATCAATACAACATTTTTCAGCGAATTCTTTATCTGTATGATGATCTCCAACATAACATATAGGTTCTTTTAATGTATGTTTTTCATTCAAAAGATACCAAAAATCAATTGATGGTTTTTTATCCTCAACGTCTTCTCGTGTTAAAATATCTATAAATTTATTTTTATCAATAAATAAATCACGATTAAAACATTTAGATTGCTCATTGAAGCCATCAATAATATTATTTATAGAAGTTTTACTTGCATTTGAAATAATAAAAAAATCAATATTATTGTTATTAATAAAATTTATTGCATCTGTATTTGGCTCATATACTTGTTCAGAAAAAATTCTGTTTTTTTCTTTATACAATGCTTCTTGCATACACTCATGGATATTATATTTTTTAAAGATTCCTCCAATATAAATTCCCATATCCTTAGCATTAATTATGTTAGGATCAATTCCATATTTTTTAAATGCTTGTCTCCAAGACCAATAATGGCAAGATAATGAATTGCTTATTAACGTACCATCTACATCCCAAAGAACAGTTTTATAATTTTTTAATGTTTCATAATATTTACTTAATTTTTTTGTTTGGGTGAATGCCGTCTTCATTTAATAGATTATACTTAATTGCATATTTTTTTACTGTACAATGGCTAACTGCATCAAATTCATAGTTTTTAATCAAATATCTAGCTGCTTCATTAAAGTTTGTACTATTGTTTAAAGAATCTTCTATTTGTTCTTTTGTATATTTTAATGGTCTATTGCTTTGTGCTTTTTTCATATTTTCAATTGTTTCTTTAGTATGTTTTCTTCCTTTCCCTGCTTTACTTAATTTTTTACTTATCTCTTTCTTTTCTTCTTCTGTTTTATTATGCCATGCGTCACTGCGTTTTTTACTTATTATTTTCTTTTCTTCTTCTGTTTTATTATACCATGCATCACTGTGTTTTTTTCCTATCTGTTCATTTTCTTCTTTAGATTTATTATTCCACGTTTTCTTTCTGTTTTTTATCATTTGTTCTTTTTTCTCATCAGTTCTATTTTTATGTATTTCTATAAGTTTTTCACTTATTGCTTTCTTTTCTTCTTCTGTTTTATTATGCCATGCATCGCTGTGATTTTTTCTTATTTGTTCTTTTTCTTTATCGGATTTATTATTCCAAGTTTTTCTGTGTTTTTCACGAGTTTTCTGTCTATCTTTTTCAGATCTGGCTTTATACGATTCCTTCTGTTTTTTTATACTTTCTTCGTTTTTCTTTTTACCAAACATGGGGTTACCTTCTCCACATCTCTGTTCTTTTTGTTCATCTGACCATTTTCTGCCATTTGGAAATCTTTTATTTATTGTTTCTTTTCGTTTATTAATATGTTCTTCAGTTTGTTTTTTTCCATAACATGGATGATTTTTCCCAGAGAATAATTTTGAAAAACCTTCATTTCTTTTTTGTTTTGCTATTAAATATTCTTGACTATATTCTTCTAATAAATTACTTATTATGTCTATTTCTTCACTGTTTAATTTATTTTTTGTATTATAATCTATACCTTGAACGAATCTAACAAAAGCACAATTCATTTTGTAATTATTCAATTTATCATTATACATGAATAACAGATAAAAATGAGTCTTAAAATGCTCAGGCGCTGTTAATAAAACTTGATTCCAATTTGATTTTTCATATTCAGGATGAATAGATTTTGGTAAAATATGGTGATTTTCATAATAGACATAATCTTTATGATTTTTATTTAATTTCCTTCTATTTTCTTTTTTAGCTCGTTCAATTAAAATATTATATTGTTTAGTTGCTTCATTTATAGTCATGATTGACTCCTTGTTATATTTTTGAGTGCCACCTCATATTATTATTTATACAAATAAGCACGGCAATAATTTGCACAAGGGAACAAATTACTTTCGGAGTGGCATCCTAGCCGTGCATTATTATTTATAAAGAATTACATTAATATTACATTAATATATAAAAGACCAATAATGTGAACATATCGAGAAAAATAGCGTGTTATCTACGTCCCAAAGAACAGTTTTATAATTTTTTAATGTTTCATAATTCATGATGAAATTATAACATGATTTCCTTCAAATGTAAATTAAAATTATTTGCTTAATTTTAATTTTTTGTTTACTTTTTTTAATTTTCTTAATATTTCTTCGTCAGATACTTTCTTCATGTTGAGCAGCTTTTTTATTTTTATTTATATTGCGATTTTCTGCCCATTCTTTTAAATCAACGTGCTTAATTTTATAATTAAATTTTTCTTTTTTATATATGTTTACTCTTTCATTAAAATGCTTTTCTGAATATTTTAATACAGGAACTAAATCAATTAATAATGCACCAGATTTTTCTTTTTCAGCATGTTTTCTTAAAACACGTCCGCAGCTTTGTAAAAGGCGGATCTGACTTTTTGTTCCTGATGCTAATATTAAATTCTTTATTCTTTTTAAAGAAATTCCTGTCGAAAATACCCCGTAGGAAGCAACAACGATAACATCTTCAGAATGACTTTCTGTTTCGTTTACATGTTTAATTCTATCTTCACCATTTACTGTACCATCAATATAAATAACCTTTTCTTTAACTGACGATTGTAATAACATATCGTACAAATATGCGCCATGGTTAATAGATCTAAATAAAATTAATGTAACTCCAGATAAAGCATTTGCTAATTCTATTATATAATGTTGTAAAGGATTCTGTTCAGATTCAAGAAATTCTTGCTGTTTAAAATAATCTAATCTATTTACTTGTTCAGATATTGAATCAGGAAAAGATAGTTTAATTGCTTGTATTTTTATTTTAGATACTTTGCCTTGATCTTGTAATTCTTTCGTTGTAATAGTTTTATATAAAGGACCCATCATACCTATTAGAAATTCTATATTAAAATTTTCAGGATCTGTTGTACCTGTCATTGCAATTCTATAAACAGCTTTAGACAGCTTCTTAGAAACATTTTTTAAAGATCCTCCATTAGATATCTTTAACCCGTGTGCCTCGTCTAAAATAACAGCATCGAATTTTTGAAAATATTTTTTAGGTTCTTTAAAGATGCTTTGCCAAGTTGAAATATATATTTTAGCAGTATCATCCTTTTGAATACCCGACTGAATTAAATGTAAATCATATTCACAACCATAACTTTTAAAATCTTTTTCTGCTTGTTTTAATAAACCTTTATTAGGTACTATATATAATATTTTACCTTTAACGTTATCATATAACCATTTAATACATAACCACGCAATAAGGGTTTTACCTGATGAAACCGGGGAAACGATAGTAACCTTATTACGAGCAACAAATTCTTTAAAAGCATTCCTTTGATAATCATAAGGTTCAAATGGAAGATTATATGATTTTATTAATTCATCGATATAATCTTCTTTGAAATTATTTTTATGTTTATATAATGTGTTAGGTATATCAATTGAATAAGTAGATTCTTTAGCAAATATTGATAACTTATTTACTAAACCAAAAGGCAACTTATATAAAGTTTTATCTTTATTTAATGTCCCTAAGTAAATTCTTCCATCGTACCAATATTGCATTTTAGGATTCCTAGCTATCTTCATTCGATAATCAGGATCTTTAAATGAAAAATATTTATTTATTTCACGAAGAATACCCTTATCGGCATAAACCTCTAATTCTGCTTCTGATTTGTGAAGTACTTTAATATCAACCATCGATTAAAAGTACTTAATTTGTACACAAACTCCGATGAATAGAATATTGAAAAGAATAGCAATTGCATATGCATCCATAGTTTATCTCCTTTTATTTTCCTTGTAAATATTGCTCATAATCTTGATAGGCTTTGATTTTCCAATATTTTTGTTTTAATTCATCAATCAAACTTTGAAGCAAATCAATATCATCTTTAATCTCTTCTACTTCATTATTTTTTGTTGTTACTTCAGGATCATTTTTTGCCATTCTATCAGCATCTGTATTATTTGTCTCCCATTTATATTTAAAACGATAGTATGAATACTTCTCATAGTACATATCAGTATATTCTTTTTTCTTTTTCTTATACTGCTTCAACATCTTACGATAATCAGTAAGGTATTTACTGATATAGATACTCGAATTTAAAAGCCATTCCTGAATTTTATTATGAGGTACTTTTAGTTTAGAATTTAATTCTTCTAAATATTCATCTTTTAGCATTTTTAATTTTTTTCCATTGTTCTAAATTAACTTCACGTCTTATTTCAAGTATAAAATAATCATCAAAATAGTAAAATAATTCTTGCGTATCTTCTGATAATAATGATTTTTTAGCAAAATCTTTAATAGTGTTGGCTTTATCAATTAAAGTTTTTTCTAAGTTATCCACATTTAATTCCAAATATCCTGAAAGTTTTCTGATATAACTTTAAAATTATTTTGCATTAGCCATTTCCATAATTCATTTTGATTAGTATTAGGTTTAGCTTTTTCATATACATTCATAATTTCATCTTGGAGATCTTGTGGTATTTGTGTTAGGTCAATTAATTGTTTATTTTGAAGATATCTTTTAACTTCATCGTTAGACAATTGCTCTAACATTTTTTCTTCGCCTTCTTCTTTAAAAACGTAATAAAGATCATTTATTTTAGCTTTACGTATAGGTGTTTGTCTTGTACCTTCTGCAAAAGTATTTATATCGCTCTTAATGTTAGGTATACCATCACCTTTGTCGCCTGTTAATATATGATGAAAACCATACTTTTGAGGATTATAACCTTCTTTAGATTGCTCAATGAATATCTTTTTCATTGGATCATACATATAACAATTTTGATTTTTAACTAAATTAAAGAAATCCCGGTCGCTTGAATAAATAACAGTATTGTCTCTTTTGAAATTATTAACAATTACACCAATAATATCGTCTGCTTCACATTTACCAACACGTATTACTTTCCATGGAAATAGTTCTTTTATCTTATGTTCGAGATATTTTATTTCATTGAACATTATATCAATTGGTACTTCACCTTGTGATGATTTTCTTTTTACTTTATAATTTGGAAACACATCATGTCTCCAATATTTTTTGTCTACCTTTGTATCACATGCAAAAATAACTTCTGTGTTTTTTGGTAATCGTTTTTTAAATTGAATAACTCCATTTAATATTGTATGTTTTAGCATGTTCCAATTTTTAAAATTTTCCTTTGCTAATTCTTTTGCTTGTGCGAATGTATAACGAATCGTAAGCTGAGAAAAATCAATAATCAATTTAATATTTCGACCATTATTATTTATCTCTTTAAATATTTCTTTATTTTCTCTATTACTCATAAATGAAATCCTTCAATTTAATTTTTAATAATATAACATTATTTATGTTTAATGTCAACTTATAATTATTACTTAATTATCACTGATAACAATGCTGTAATCTTTTGAAAAAATGTACTCATATTCTTTTTCTTTTGACTTTGTTTTTCTTTTCAATTTTTTACCATCGTCAATCCATGCTTTATAATATTCACTAATTATTTGTCCAGGCCGATTAAAAATTTCACCAATTAAAGATTTTTTTCTTTTTGTTATTTTTTCATACTTAATGACATCATTTAAATTTTCATAATTATCATTATAATAGGCATCTTCATAATAACCTGAAAGATTAGAATTGAATATTTTTTGAATTTGATTTTCGGAATCAAATTCGATATTACATTTTCGCTTTCCACTCCAACGCCATATATTTCCTAATGTTATGAAATTATATCTAACAAAATTTAATTTGTAAAATTCAATTCTTTCAGAATCAGTTATTTTCATTAATGATATTTCTTTATTGTAACAATAGTTTGCGTTTTTTTCTAAACGTTTTATTTGTTCTTCTGAAAGTTTATTTATCTTTATTTGTTTATTTGTTTCATTAATGGTAATTTCACCATATTTAATTTTCATTAATAACTCCCTATCCATTCTAAATCAGCAAAGTAAAGTACTTCTTTTAAGTTTTTTTCTGATACTTGAAACTGCAATGCATATTTGAAAAGTTTTTGACATTTGTCCATGTGCTGCAGGTTAAAATATTTACCGCTTTTTAAATTGTAACAAATCATTTTCATTTTATGTTCCTTTATTTTAGTCCACAATTTTCAGTAAATTCAACTAGCATAGCAGTTGTAGAAATAGTTGGATCCACTGAAACATTGAATGTTTTATTGTATTCACCTAAAATTTGTATCGCAATCGGCAATGAAGATTCATCAACAAAATCCTCAAGCGCATTAAACAACTGCCTGAATATGCCCGCTGTTACTTCCAAATCATTATTAACAAAATCAAGTATACCTTTGAAATCTTTTTCTTTCATATACTTAACTAATTTTTCAATATTAACTCCTGTTACTCGATACTTCAATGTTTCATCTGTTAATTCAGATTTATACATTTGAAGATTTTGAAGTATAGTTCTAACATCGGGTGAAAACTTTTTGATAATTTCTAATACTACTTTTTTATCATATTCGACATTTTCAACTTTTAATATCTCTTGAACACGTTCCCATGTCTTTTTTGAAAAATCAGGAAGATCTCTAATATGATAATCAATGACTTGACATCTTGATTTAATCGCATCCGGTATAACTTCTGCGTGATTGCATGTAAATATAAACGAACAATTAGAAGAATACTTTTCAATAAATCCACGAAGAGAATCAAATACCCCTGAGTTCTTTCTTGAGGCTCCATCTATTTCATCTAAAATTATTACTTTCCCACCTTCTTCTAACGATAAAGATGAAGCAAACTTATCAAGCTTGTCTCTTAACAAATCAAGATTAGCATCAAGAGATGCATTAACAAATAACACATCACAATTAAGTTCTGATGCGATAACTTTGGAAGCTCCAGTTTTTCCTATTCCAGGTATTCTAGATGCTAGTAAGAGGTTAGGTATTTTTTTATTTTCAATTATACTATTAAATGTTTTTTCTAAATGTTTAGGTATAATTAAATCATGCATTGTCTGTGGTCTGAACTTTTCACACCATATATGTTCTTTTTCATTAATACTTATACTCATTTTACTTCCTTATTAATTTTAATAAATTTTAACATGAATTAATTATAATGTCAATTAACATAATTTACTTAATTTTATTATCATTAATAAAATCTAAACATCTCTGTGTTTCATTTTCTTTATTTTTATAATAATCTATTTCTTTAATATGTAATATTTTCATCGTAGGATTAACTTCTAGTATTTCTTGTTCTCTTATATAATCATCTTCATCATTGTGCCAATATTCACCATCAAACTCAATACATATATTTAAGTCTTTGATATAAAAATCAAGCATCCTCATTTGTTTATTCGTTCTTACCCACCATTCATTATTATGTTTATCACCTAATTCTGCAAAATAAATATCTTTATAATCATTCTTTATTTCTTCGTATAATACCCAAAATAATTCTTGGCTGATCTTTGAATATGCTGACCCAGGTGTAATATTAATTAGCCAATCATTATATCTTTTAGTTCCTTCAATTTCACCATATTTATTAATGAGATTTTGTAATGTTATTGCTTTACTTGCAGATAATTCCTTGAATAATTTTTTACCTTCAACAGGACCATACTTATTAATATAAAATTCTTCTGTTACAGATTTTAATGAATTAATTCTGTCAATTTCTTCCTGTGGTTTTGTTTTCATTGTTTCTTGCCATTTATTTTGTCGTTCTTGCCATATTCGTTTACCTTCAACAGGACCATGTTTTTCAATGCATTTTTTTAACGTGAATGTTCTTTGTCTTTCAGCCAATGCTTTTTCAGCTTCTTCATCAGTCATCCCACGTGAAGTATAATATTCTATTGTACAATTATTGTTATTATTTTCGTTTGCGGTTTTAACAGATTTTTCACATGTAGATTTTATTGCATTTTTCTTATCGGTTTCATTTAAATTATCATATTTAATGAAGTCTTTAGAAAATGGCGAAAGTGCATTTTTTCCATATTTTTTTTGTGCTATGTATACTGGGTTTTTATCTCCGGAAACATTGTCAGATAATTTTTTTAAATAATCAGCAGAAAATAATTTTTCTTTTTCTTTAAATTGATCTATACCAAACATTTCACAATATTGTTTTAAATTAACATCTTTATGATTTTGTAAATGAGTAGCCATAGATGGAGTCTTATCACCGCATATTTTACAAGTTGGTAAATTATTATATTCTTTTATTGTATATTTTTTTAACAAATTTATTTTTCTTAAACAACTTTTAGAACAATAATTTTTTGTATTTATAAGAGAACCGAATAATGTGCCACAACCTTCACATTTCAATTTATTAAAAAATAATGATGTAGAATCACAATTATATTTTTTGTAATATTCTTCTTTTGTTAAATTATGTGTATTCTTAATGTGTAAGTGAAGATTTTTTGCCTTATAACCACATTCTTTACATTCTAACATTTTATCATATAATTCTTTACCAACTTTTTTAATGTCTTTTTATTTATTTTAGATATTTTTTCATTCATAAACGTTTTCCTAATTGTCTTGATGGTAATATTATTATTTATACAATTAGGAGATTTACTAAGTGTTAAAAAATTTATTTAATTTTAATAAAAATGATTTTAAAACTGATTTAATTTTTTGTTCAATATAAAATCTGCCTATAGAAATATATCTTTCTTTTCCTGTTTTCTTGTTCTTTATTTTAATTTTAGATTTATAAGTAAGACATTTCCCACTTTGCCTTGGGCATAATACACATGTTCTGTTATTAGTAGTAAGATCTTTTAATAATTTTTTTTGCCATTCATCCGGTTTTATTATACCTAAACCTTCACCTCTCTTCATAATTACAACATAATTTTCAACAAAGTATATAATGTCATTATAACATTTTTTATATTCTTCTATATGTTCTGCTGTTAAGTCAATCGGAGTTCCTGCAGCTCTAAATGATGAATTATTACGATATGCTAATTTTTTGCCTTCAGCATCCCTAGTTATATCTTGTATACCTGACTTGTATTGTATAGTAGTTGATTTAGCCAAATTTTAAATCCTTCAATGATTATTTATTATTTTTTATAGCTTCATTAAGTTCTCTCATTGAGGTAACAACTAAATTATTATTAGTTGTATTATTTTCATTATTAGGATTGCTTCCTTGTCCTAATATACGAGCAAGCGCTTGATCTGTTGTATGTTTTTTATCTGTCCCATCAATTACTTTTTCCTGTATGCCTGACATGGTATCTAATAATTTTGCGAATGCTTCTACTTCTCGTGGTTGACACGAATCTTTAGTCCATTCAGCTGCTTCTTGTAGAACATCTTGACCTATATCAAAAAGTTGATTTAACTTTTCTTGCGCTTCTTGTATTTGTTGTTTTTTTTCGGGATTATTTAGTAACTGTTTTTGTAATTCGAATTTTTTCTTTTTAATTAACATGTTTTTTTCATGCGTATGGGGATTAGATAATTCTTTTGTTTCTTCTTCAGATACTATAATTTCTTGTTTAGATTCTTCTTTTTCTTTTTGTGGTTCAATTATTTTTTCTTTATTTTCAATACCTAACTTTTCATTTAAAGTATTATCAATATAGTCAAGTTTAATAGACATTTTAATTCCTTTAGTCAATTACTATAGTCCCACCAGTATCCTCATAAATGCAATAACTTTCTTCATATTTAGAATATTCTTGTTGAATTAAATCTTCGAAATCAATATTTATCAATTTGATAATACCAGAATCATCTGTATTTCCAGATTCAGTTCCATCAGTACTACCATCAGTAACATTATATAAATTTGCTTTTAATGAAAATGATAAAGTTGCTGTGTATATTTCTCTGTCAGGTCCTGATATTTCATCTTGTAATTCTATCGATGTTGAAGTTAACGTAACTGGCATGTCATGTTTTATTTTTTCGCCATTTGAAAATTTAAATTCTATTAAAGGATAAACCCTTGCTAATCTATATTTAGTTATTATGGATTCTACTATTTGTGTAAGTTGAGATGTTTTTTCAGCAGCAATAGATAAATCTATAGAAAATATATAAGGAATTCCATTAAATATCCATTCTTCTGTATCACTTGACATTATTTTAAAATCTTTAGTTTTTATATTTTCTTCATCTGGGTCCATTGCGGTTAACGCAAAACCCATTCTAGGAATATAATTATTTTGTTCAGTGCTTTTTAATTCAAGTATAAATTTTTGAGATGTTGCTATTCCTAATGGTATAATACGTTCATCAATTTGTTTTTTATCTGCATCATAAATTGGAAATTTAATTTTATTAAATAAATCAGCAAATGCTATCATTACTTTTAAAGATTGATTAGGATAATACATTAAAATTCTCCAAAAATGTCATCTATAGAATTTGAATCTTTATTATCAGACGCTGCTTCTTCAATATCATCATTTATGCTTTTTGTATCATTGGGATCAAATCCTGTTTCATCAGGATCAATGTCATTTTGATATTCAGTATCAATTTCATTTTCTATATTAGTAATAGTATCAATAGCATCTTGTCTATCTTCTGAATCACCTGTTTGAGCATCAACATTAATAGCATCTGATTTTCTTCCTGAATATTCAGTGCATATTAATTTCCACCAATCACGATAACCAAAAAACAATTGTTCTTCATCACCTACATCTATTATTTCCAAAAATACGTTTCTTAATGGAATCCAAAATATATCACCTATCATAGGTTTATATATAGTTTCTGTTCGTGCTTCATTTTCGTTAAAAGTTTCTTTATCTAAATCATTTATTCGTGCTTTATATTCACGTTGAGATACATAAAATATAGCTTCATTCTGTAAATCAAAACCGTATTTATTATACAAGTCACTATTAGTTGTAATCATTTCTTTATTTTCAGGAATGATTTTTATATTAAACATTTTTTCATATGTTCTTGCTTTTACTTCATCTATTATATTCTTGTTTAAATCGTCTCTTAATGTTTGAGGTAAATAAAATACTTCTACTCCTCCACCAATATCAGTATGTATTTGTGATATATCTTCGAAGATATTTGCTAATTCGGGTGAAAATAAATCTATATATTCTTTATCTGCCATTAAATAAACTCATATGGTACTTTTGCTTTTTTTGCTAATTTATCAAAAACTTCATTTTCTCCTGCATAAATCTCTTCGCTAACATAAAATTTTTGAATTTCAAAGTTATTTAAAACTGTTTCATCGTAATCGTAATAATCATTATCTAATAATTCTATAGCATTTTCATATGAAACTATTCTTAATGCTGTTTTCCATAATTTTTGGTTTTTCTTCACATGATTATATACAAAATCTATATAATCAGTTGTTATATCACGTTTAATTTTTCCTTGTACATTTTTAAGATCTTCATTTATAGTAATATCAATTAGTGAAGTAACTAATAATCGCCAATTTTCAGCTTCGTTTGCACTTATTTGAGGTATTTGCTTTAAGTCAGTATATTCACCATATTTTTTCCATAATTGTTTTAAATTATTTTTTTGCCAATTATATAATGCATTATCAAATTTTAATTTAATTTCTTTTAATATTTCTTTATATTTTTCTTTCAATGATATGCTTTGAAACAATGATCTTATTTCTAACCATCGTCTTCCTTGCTTATCAGGGTAAGTGAATATATCATACATTGCACCTAGTAATTCTTTACCTTTCAATTCGACTAAAACTCCACCATGTGATACA